TCATCCAACGCGTTGATATCGGCAGTGGTTTTGACTTGGCCTTGTACCTCACAGACCAAGACGTAGATCCGAACGTTGAAAGCGTCTTTTACCAGATGCAAGCAATGGTGGTGCGTGCTGGTGTCCAGGTCCGAGCTGGAGACATCATTGACTGCACCATCGACTTTGTGACCACAGGCGACATACAACTGCTGCTGGGTCGTCCGGCTGACTACATCCTCAAGGACGATACGGACCGTATTGAGCTGGAGCAGACCGTTGATTTCCTGATCCAAGAGGAGCGGGACTAAGATGGCAGCTATAGCCGTGCAGTAGGACGTACCCGTGGCAGATCAGCGTATCAGTCAACTGACATCGCTACCCGTAGGCGCGGTGGCAGCGGGGGACGTACTGCCTATTACGGACATCTCGGCGTCAGAAACCAAAAAGATTACGGTAAGCGACCTTGCCTATTCAGGCATCGAGCTTCTGGACGCCAATGCCATTGACCTGATCAAGCTGAACCAGAACAGCGTTACAAAGCTGGGAACTGCTGCCCTAGCTGATGGGGTTATTACTGCGGCCAAACTCGCCGGCAATAGCGCTGTCGCTCTTGACACATCCGCTCCAGTCACTGGCAATCACCAAGGACGTGGATTTTTCAACACAAACACCAACAATCTACAGGTCTATGACGGAGCAACCTACCAACAAGTTGTCTTGCCGACTGCTGGTATTGCCGATAGCGCAGTAACTACAGCAAAGCTGGGTGCTGGTGCGGTAACTACCGACAAAGTTACACCGCTTAATACTGCGGCCTTTGCAGACAGCGCTATCACCACGGCGAAGGTCGCTAACGCTGCTATCACGGCAGCAAAACTCAGTGCGGGTGCGGTCTCTTCAACCTCCATTAGCACAGGCGGGATCGCAACGTCAAACCTTGCCGACGATGCGGTTACCTACGCCAAGCTGCAAAACACTGCAACCTCTGACGTAATCCTGGGCCGCCAGTCTGCTGGGTCTGGTGTTATCGAGGAAATTGCGTGTACCGCAGCCGGCCGCGCTCTGCTTGACGACGCAAATGCAGCAGCGCAACGAACCACGTTGGGTCTCGGCAGTATGGCCGTAGCCAGTGGTACGTGGGTAGACGGCTCATCGTTTTCTGGAACCAGTAGCGGTACAAACACGGGAGACCAAACAATTACGCTTACAGGCGACGTAACAGGATCCGGTACAGGATCGTTTGCGACCACGATCGCCGATAATACGATTAGTGCCGCAAAGCTACAAACTGATTCAGTAACAAACGCCAAAATTCAAGCAAATGCCGTAACAGCAGCCAAAATTGCAGACAATTCCGCCGTAATTGTTAGCACTGTTGCCGCAAATGGTACAGGCGATTTTATTGGACAAGGCTGGCTTAACACCACAACCAATATCACTTACCGTTGGACAGGTACTGCCTGGGTGCAAGAGGCTGGTATCGGTACGCTTAGCGTCACCGAATCCACGCCACTTTCTATTGCTGTTAGTTACCCAGATGCTTACAGCGCAAATCTTACGATCACAGCAGATGTCCAACCTATCAATACTGTCTGGGCGGGGCCTACTACCGGGGCAGATGCTGCTCCTACCTTCCGCACACTGACAGGGAGCGACCTTCCAGATGCGACTACTACAACCAAAGGCGGTGTAATCCCTGGTACTGGACTCGCCGTAAGCGGCTCCACCCTTAACCACAGTAACGCTGTCACGGGCGCCACGGTAAGTGGCATTACTTACGACAACCAGGGGCACATTACCTCAGCAGTAGCACTGACCGCTACTGATATTCCAGACTTAAGTGCAAGCAAGATAACGACGGGAACCTTCCCCACGAACCTCATCGCAGATAATGCGATTACCGCCGATAAACTAGCTAACTACAGCACTGCGCAAATTGGTGAAACTTTGCCAGTCGCTGATTATACGGGCCAGATTTTCTTTAACCCGCTAGACAAAGCGTTCTTCCTCTGGGACGGAAACGTTTGGCAACCCATTGGTATTAGCCAGGGTTCCATCATCTTCGCTGGCACGTATAACGCTTCTACTAATCTTGTTGCCTCTGTGACGACAGAGGGCACGGCGATTGGTCTTACTGTCGGCTCCGCTCTACCTAGTGCCAGCTCGACCAATAACAGCTACTACCTTGTTGTAGCTACTGGAGGTACAGGTACTGCACCAGCACCAACGGTGACGTTGGCGCCTCCCGACCTGCTACTCAGTAACGGCACTGCTTGGTACGAAGTCGATGTTTCAAGTACCTATGCCGCGCAGACGGCATCCAATATCGGTTTTACCCCAGCTGGTTCTATTGGTAGTACAACCGTTCAGGGTGCTATTGAGGAAGTGTCGTCGGAGTGCCGTAATGCCGACAACATTACTAGCGGCACTTTGGTTGCGGCACGGGGAGGTACTGGCCAAACCAGTTACACAAAGGGAGATCTCCTAGCGGCTTCGGGTGCTTCGGCTCTAAGCAAACTTGGAGTTGGCACAAACGGCCAGGTTCTTCGTGCCAATAGTGCTACGGCTACTGGACTGGAGTGGGGCGCTGACTATCTAGGTACGGTCACCAGCGTTACCAGTGCCACCGCCGCGCTGACAGTAGCGACTGGAACGACCACTCCAGCCCTGACTTTGCGCTCCGCCTCAACAACGGTAAACGGCATCGTCCAGCTGACAGATTCCACCGCAACAACGAGTTCAGTGTTGGCTGCAACCGCAACTGCGGTTAAGAGTGCCTATGACCTAGCGAACGCCGCACTACCTAAGGCTGGTGGTGTGATGACTGGGGAGCTGCAACTTGGTGCCACGTATGGCGTTACGTTTGAGGGGGCAACTTCCGATACGTTCCAGACTCGCTTGTACGTGATTGATCCCACGGCAAGCCGCACTATCTCCCTGCCTGATTTGAGTGGCACGGTCGCACTGACCTCGCAGCTAGACGACGGTGCCTACTAAGCACTTAGTCCTGTCCATTTCCACCAGTAGATCACCATGGCTCTGCAGCACATCCGTTCCTCCACTGCTAACAAGCGTCCCACTGCTGCACAGCTGGCTGATGGTCAGCTGAGTCTTTGCACAAATGCCAGTACACCTGGCGTGTTTTTTGAAGATGCCGCAACTGGCATCGTCAAAGTCGGTCCTGTGCATGTTGGCGCGACTGCTCCTAACGCGACTCCAGCCGGCTCTGCTGGTAACAGTCTTGGCGAAGGATGGCTTGATACTTCTGGCACAAATCCCGTACTCAAAATATGGGATGGCAGTGCCTGGGCAGTACCTACATCTGCGGCATCTGGTGGTGTAGTTACGACCAGCGATACCGGCACGGTGACTAGCACCATGCTGCTTGATGGCACCATCGTCAACGCAGATATAAGCGCTTCAGCTGCCATCGCCGGCACCAAAGTAGCGCCTGACTTTGGCGCACAGGCGGTTACTACAACAGGCGCTGTGACCGGAGGCACCTTAGTGCCGTCAAGTGCTACGGCCCCAGCTAATGGTGTGTATCTACCAGCTGCAGGGACTGTAGGTATTGCTGCAGGCGGTGCCGAGCGGCTGCGCATGGCTGCCTCTGCGATCACTGTTGCGGCAGGTAATGCCCTGGTATTGGCTCAGGATCCCACAGCAGCGCTGCACTCCGCCACCAAGCAGTACGTGGACGCTGTTACGTCATTCCCATCGGGAACGGTGATGCTGTTTGCCCAAACAACTGCGCCTACCGGGTGGACAAAGCTCACTACCCACGATGACAAAGCTCTGCGTGTGGTGAGCGGTACCGCAGGCAGCGGCGGCACCACGGCCTTCACTACGGTGTTCGCCTCTCGTACACCAGCAGGTACGGTGTCCGGTACCAACACAGCGGGTGCGGTGGGTAACACCACGCTGACTCTGGCCCAGATCCCAGCACACAACCACGGCGTCAACGACCCCGGCCACTCTCACACCTACCAAGGCCGCTTCACAAGTGACACAGTGGCGTCCGGTGCGCGAGCAGTCACTGATACGACAACCGAAACCCGCACTACAAGTGCAGCCTCCACTGGAATCAGTATCCAAAACAGCGGTGGCGGCGGCGCTCACAACCACCCGTTCACGAACCCAACGTGGTCTGGCACATTCAGCGGCACGGCCATGGACTTCGCGGTGCAATATGTGGATGTAATCCTTGCCTCGAAAAACTGATGCAACTCAAGCCTGGTAATTTTTGCCCCCTCATCGGCGCCGACTGTAAGGGCATCCAGTGCAGCTGGTTCACCCAGATGCGCGGTGTAAACCCAAACACAGGCAAAGACATAGATGAGTGGGGGTGTGCGGTGACTTGGCTCCCAGTGCTACTTGTAGAAAACGCACAGCAAAGCCGCCAGACAGGTGCTGCCGTGGAGTCTTTTCGTAATGAAGTACAACGCGCAAACGTAGCCAGTCTCACCGCTGCACTACACAGCCAAGGTGGTTTGCTGCCGCTTTCCGTTGAAGCATCGTGACTAGCGCTAAGCGGCTGTGGAGTGATCGCGCCGGCAACCACACTTGGGATGTGGTTGCCACCTTTGACGGCAGAAACACGCGCCTTGATGAACTCACCGGCAATGCCACACGCCTGTGGACTGTAGAAACCCGTGGCGCTGTATTCCAGGGATCAGCCTGGGGTTCAAACTCCCAGGGGTTGGTGCGCATCGGTAATGTGCCTTGGCGACAGGATGGCGACCTTAACGGAAAGTTCTACAAGCGCCTAGAGGAGGTTGTTAAGCGTGCAGAAAAGCGCGACGTATTAACGGCCGTCGTCCTTTTTGATGGGGCGTTCCCGTCTTACTTCCCCCAGGGATGGGAGAATCACCCCCTCAACGGGCTTGGTCCCAAGGGGCATGAATACATCCATTCTCGTGGCCCATGGAATGTGTATCAGCGTGATCACGTAAAACGGGTTGTCAAAACCTTGGAGCCCTATGGGAATGTTGTGTACGAGGTCGGCAATGAGCTGCACCGTAACAGCGTCTCCTCGGGCTTCCAGGAAATGGTGGTGCGTTGGGTAAAGCGCTGGAGCGACAAGCCCGTGGGTGTCAGTTACGCCAGGGGGTTGTACCAAGATCAAAGCTGGATGACTCGCGTTGGCGCAGACTGGATCGTGCCGAATGTCAGCCCCAGGGCGGGTGGTGTTCGCAAGGTGTCAGATTTTCGCGGCCCCCAGGTTCTAGATACCGACCACGGCTGGGCGCTCCGCAGCAATGTTGCCGGACTAAAACGAGGTCACAGCCTAGGAATGCCGGTATTGCTTATGGACGGCATGGAAGGCTACATCCTCCGCAACCAAGGCAGCCTTTCCTTGGATCGCGCCTGGATCAATCAGGTAACCTAGTCGTACCAAAGCACAGCACATGGTCGCAAAGTCAAAGACCGCCCTGGGGCGTATTGAGCACACCCCCGGTAAGCCCAAGCGCACTAAGCAAGGGCAAGGTCGCAATAGCAAGCCCAGCCACAATCGCAAGAAAATGCGTGGTCAGGGTCGATAGCTAATCTGTTAGTGCAATGCCACGGTCGCTGTGCCACAAGAACGCGATGTGTCGCACAGCGACATCTACCACAAACTCGGCTCCCTAGAGGGAAAAGTCGAGACGCTGATTTTGCAGATCGCTGAAAGGCGCGATGAAATCACCGGCCTCTTCGGGCGTCTACGCACCGTCGAGATGCGTCTCGCTTGGGCTGTTGGCGTCATCGCCTTTCTCGCCTTCTTAGGTCCGTTACTTGTGGACATTCAGCAGATCCCTCGGATGCCTTCGGTGCATTCCGCGCCAGTGCGGCCCAACTAGATTTAGGTAAAGGCGCCTTTCTTGGTTATGGATTTCTTGGAGCACGCCAAAACGGCGATTGAGATTTTGCTCAGCGCTCATGCCACTGCGCTGATGATCGTCAACCTTACCCCGACGCCCAAGGACGACGCTGCGGTGGCCAAGGTCTACCGCATGATTGAAATCCTTGCCGGTCTGCTGAGCAAAAAGGCAAAGATGTAGGCGGCCATGGGGGCGGCGTTGTGACACTACTCACTACCCGCCCCAGCAATGCCAAAGCGCAGCTGGCAGTAGAACCTGGCAGTCGCATTGCTCAGGTTGAGGTCAGTCGCGCTTTGGCTGAGTACGAGGCTCACCTGCCTCAGGATGCGCCGCCCGAACCCCTGTATCAAGACCATCCCGTTGACCCGACGCTACAGCCTGGTGCTTCTGCGCTGCTGGGTGGCGCGATGTCCATCACCTCTCCATACCACGTGAACGATGCAACGGATCCAGCTAATTGACCTGTTCAATCACTACAAAAAACTGCCCCACCAGATGGCGGCCTTGACGGAGCTGGAGCAGCAAATTCTTACCAGCGACCCCAAGGCACTGGAGCGCGACAAAGACTGGTTTAAGACTTGGAGCCAAGCGGGTAAGCAAGACGACCCGGCGTGGTTGCCCCCTGCACTGCGCCTGATCCAAGGGTTTGAAGGGTGCCACCTCAAGGCTTATCTGTGTCCAGCAAACATCCCAACGATTGGATGGGGCAGTACCAGCATTGATGGCCGAGCGGTAAAGCTCAGCGATGCGATTACGCAAGCCAAGGCTGATGCTCTACTCCGTGACGACGTACTGCGCCGTCATCAAGAACTGCTTAAGTTGATGCCATCAATGCTGGCTTGGTCGCCGGAACAACAAGCCGCCATTGTGTCCTGGGCGTACAACGTGGGCATGGGTGCAGTGGCATCAAGCACTTTGCGTACCAGGATCAATAAGGGTGAGGCGGCAGCTGTTGTCGTCACCCAGGAGCTACCTAGGTGGAATAGAGGGACCAATGGTGTGTTGCCTGGCTTGGCACGTAGACGGCAGGCGGAAGTAGCACTGTTCCAGCGCGGTACTGCCGCCCAGTACATTCCCATGCCGGCAAAACTCAGCGTTTCTTCCCCCTTCTCCGCCAGGATCACGCCCAACATCCGCCTAGGTGAGTTTGCCCTGGATAAGGAAGCGCGCCGCTTTGTTCATCAGTACCAGCTTGATACCGCTGCTGAACTGGCCACCTTCCTAGAGCGTGTACGCCGCAACCTGGGGAACAAACCGATCCGCATCACTAGCGGTTACCGGCCTGCGGCTATCAACCGCCAAGTAGGCGGCGCCAGCGGCAGCGAGCACCTCTTTGACGCCCCAGGGGTTGGCGCCCTTGATTTTTACATGGAAGGTGTAGACATCAAGCAAGTCCAGGCGTTCTGTGACAAGTACTGGGACTACAGCGTGGGTCTAGGCGCAGTCAAGGGATTCGTCCATCTAGGGATCCGCAAGGGAAGACCTCGGCTGCGCTGGCCTTACTGAGACAAACGCCAGCTGATCTGTCTATTCTGTAGCCAGGCGCACATAACCAGTGAGTGATACCTGGCGACAGTGCAGGCGGACAAAACGCTGCAGGGCACGGCTACCAGGGGATCAGCTCATACGCAACGACGCAGGGGCATGGGTTTGCATACCCACTGCGTGTCCGTTGGGCTATGAGCATGAACACCAGGATCCTGTATTCCTGGTGCAAAAACGCTGGTTGAATGTCGCCAAGATTATGTTTCTGACAAGTTCCGACGATCAGCAGGATCCCGATGAGCTTGTTGAAAATCTGGCTTCAAGGATCGAGGAACTGACAGAGGAGATCGTTGACTTCTCAATCGAATGCCACGAACTCAATGGTGGCTACATCAGCCATTCAATCCAAGGGGCAGAGTTAGTCCCTAAAAAGGTCACTAAGCACCGCTTTCGGCGGCAGATTTTTGAGCACTGGGATCACAGGTGCGCCTATTGCGGCCAGGATGCCAACACCCTAGATCACGTCATTCCTAGAAAGCACGGAGGGCTAACTGTGCGTGGCAATCTCGTGGCTTGTTGCTGCCGCTGTAACGGCGCCAAGGGATCCAACCCAATCTTTGCATGGTATCGCCAACAGCCGTTTTGGGATGGGTTTCGGGAACTTGCCATCGCCGAGTGGTGCGAACTGGAACCCCCTGAGGACGAGGAAGACTAAGTTTGCGCCCCCTTGAGGTGCTTGACGTACATTTCCGCCTGCCACAGGTCAGAGCTGTACCGACACAGCGCACCCCCAGGTGAGCAAGAGCGGTAGTAGGGCTCCCCTAGGCGATCATCGTAGAGGGTTTCGATGAAGTAACCCTCTCCGCAATCCCACGCCCCTTGGGGCACATCAGTCGGGCCAGTAGGCACTGCACTTACCTGCAAAACGTCCTCCACTGGTGCGTCCTTCAGGAAAACCAAGACCACAGGCACCCTGGACAAAATGCCAATGGATGCACTGCTGACAGGTGGGACGAATGTTGGTAATACCTCTAACATCGGCGTAAAGCTGCTCTGCCTCAACGACAGCATCTGCAAGCTCTGCGCTCGTTAGGGGCAGTTCAACTTTGTCCCCCTCCCTGGGTTTGATGCGTACACGCCAACCATTTGGCACCTCAATGAGGACCATGCGACCGGCGTGATACCGCAGACTCGCCACTAGGCGCCCAATGCTGTCTCTACGTTACGTCGTAGATCGTCAAGTGTCCCCTGGTTGGTGATGTGGCGTGTGAACGTGTAGGCATCCAAGGCACCTTCACTGGCGTGGGACGTATTGGCTACAACCCCAGGACGCTCAATACTCCACATCTCACCGCCTAACCGTGTGACAAGATCCGCTTCGTTAAAAAAGCGCACGTCATCTACGACAACTCGGTCAAAGTGCGCAATACGCCGTTCCCAGCATTGCAGCCACACATTGGTGTGAATACAGCTGCGCCCCCATTCCGTACCCAGGGTTTGGAGCATGTGCCTAACTGACACACCTAGTCCTGGTACAACTGTTTCTTTTTCCAGGGTAAGAAGTTTCCACGCCTTGTTCATGTCATATCCCAAGGAGACGAGCATCGGGTGCAGCATCTCTTTAAGGATTTTTGCGAATGGCACGATGACGTAGCCATGATCGCTGAGCATTGCTGCTGCAGCGGTTTTGCCGCAGCCGGGGGCCGAGGAGTAGAGACCGATGAGATGTTTCACAGAGATTGTGTAAGTCCAGAAGTTGCGTAGTTGGCGAAGGAAAGCTGCGCCAGATCAGCTTGGTACTGTTGCCACAGGCCGGTGTACGTCCCGCGCAACCCTAGGGGGGCGTTGTCACGGTCGTAGAGGTCGTAAAGCCAATCAAGAAAGTCAGCCCGCTTGCTCTCCACTTGCCATTGCGGCAGCGATGCAAGCAGCGTCATCGCATGAGACTTGGGGGTGTCCCCAATGGACAGAGCGGCCATCGAAAAACCAAGGTTTGAAGTATGTGTCCTGACCCCAGACGACGGGATGCACGCCCCAGGATCCAACGCCCACGTTAGGCGTGTATAGCCTCACTTTTCGGCATCCGGCGCATGGTACAACCGCTCCAGAAGCATCGACGCCGGTTCAGGCTCCTCCGGTGGAGCGCCTAAAACCAAGGTGTCCTCCTGGTCGTCGTATCCACTGGTATCTAGAACTGGATCCTTGGGATCGCTGAGATACCACGTCACAGGTTCACCAAATTGCTTAACCACAATGGCGCCAACGCGTTTTGAGTGAATCAGCCGGCGAAATAACCAGGCTTCCCACCAAGACAGAAAGGGGTGGCTCATTTCCGCTTCCGCTCCAGCTCAATTACGGTAGATCCCGGCCAGCGTGCTGCCACGTACTTGCGGGCTTGGGCAGCATTTTCTGCTTGGAATGTAAGCCTCATCGGCGCTCCGCCTGATGCGAACCGCAGTTTGACTTGGTATGCGTACACCGTAGCGCCCTCTTGGGGACGACTCAAACCAGGGCCGAGATTTGGTGCACCTTCCTCTCGCCATGTCAGCATTGAGGAGAAGTCGGACATTGACGTACAAGCAATGGAATGGTTGCAGCTACAGCAAACGCCTGAGCAAGAGCTAGCTATTGAGGTGGAAGCACGATCGCTAACCCCCAGAGAGGCGAGTCTGTACCGGACGTGCCGGATGTATCAGCAGCTCCTCTCTCAGGCGGTTGGTGAGGTTATGCGCTTGGAGCTGCTGCTTGAGGAGCAGAGAGTGCCTGAATCGCAGCCGCCAGCGCGTCCTGCTTGATCTCCGCCCAGGTCCGCTCACCCAGCTCCTCGGCAGCAAGGCGCTCTAGATGGAGGAGGTACAGCCTGTCAACGCTTTCGCTGCGCTGGATCGCCTGATTTACTTGGCCGGCTAGCGTGGCGCAAATGCGGCGTTTCTTTTTAACGCGATTGATCCAGTCTTGATCCTTAGGCAAACCGGAAAGACGCTCCGTGTCCAGTGCCTCCTGGATACGCTCATCCATCACCTGGCACGCCATGGTGAGTTCGCAGTGCAACTCCCGGAGCTGCACTTCACTGAGCTGGGGCAGATCCTTGAGGCCAATCTGGCGCGCCAGGGCCTTGGAGTCAAACGTAATAACCATGTGTGTGTTGTTCCTGGGTGTAGGCGGTCAAGCCGCCTGGGCACTGTATCACAGATTGCCATTGCCAGGGGTCGGCAGTACCTGGCCCTGGTAGTTGCCCCGAGTGCCGTAGGGGCGTTCTGCGGTGCTGCTGAGGCGATGCACAATGAGTTGCGCAAGCCGCATACCAGGGCGCAGTTCAATGCCGCTGTACCGCTTGGCGTTATGCAACTCCAGGGTGATAGTTCCCTGGAATCCTGCATCCACGTAGGCGGCGAGGTGGTGGTCAAGGCCCATGCGTGCAGCGGTGGAACGCAACGCAATTTCGCCGCAGTGATCATCCCGCATGGTGACCACCTCTCTGGTTGCGGCCAGGACGAACTCCCCTGGCGCGAGGATATAGGGCTTGATGGTCATGTCATAGGGCATGAACTCATCCCATCCCATGGCTTCGATCAGCAGCTGATCCCCTAGGTGGAGGTCCAGGCTGCAGGGTCCGAGGTGTTGCGCATCCCAGGGGGAGACGAGGCCCTGGTTAAGGAGAGGCAGAAGGTCGTGGTCGGAAAGGATCACAGGTTTAGCTGGTGATGTACTATGCCTGGGTAGTGTTTCAAACACTGCGGTCGGCGGAGAGGCCAGGCCCGTCGTCACACAAGCCCAGTGGTGCGTGAACCCTGAGTACCTGGCCCCTAATTCGCGCCTAGCCAGTTAGCTTGGCGAGTAAATCAGCGGTCTGCACCCCCAGTTTGCAGTAGCTGGTGCCCTCACCTGCGGTGACGACATAAGGGCAGACCTTATCTTCCTCGTCCTCGATGTCTTCTC